GCCGGTGATGTGCTGCAAATCTTCGCGCCAGTTTCGCAGGATGCCACCCTGGCCGATCTCGGCATCACCATCCTGGTGAATCGCGTCTGATGGCGGCCACAACATGGAACCCGGCCGACAAGGGCGCCAGCATCGTTCTGAGCAACGGCAACCTGACCGCCGCGTGGCCCGGCGGGGCCGGCGCGTGGGTACGAGCGGCCTTCGGCGCGACGACCGGCAAATACTACTGGGAGATCAATGCCGACGCCTGGACGAACACCAACACGAGCGCAGGGATCGCCCTCTCTACAAACAACCTGGTTAACGGCATCGCCGCGGCGGGGGCTGGCGTCGGCACCAGTGGCCTCGGATTTGGCGGCGTCGTCTACGTGGACGGCGCCTCCGCCGGAATATCATTCGGCACCATCACTAGCGGTCATCTGATGTGCTATGCGCTCGACTGCGATGCGGGGCGCGTATGGTTCAAAAATAGCGCCGCTGGAAACTGGAATAACAGCGGCACGGCCAACCCTGCCACCGGCACCGGCGGCGTGACGCTGACACAATTCGGCGCGGGGAAAGCGCTCTACCCAGCGTTCGGCCCGTGGGGCACCAACGACAAGATGACCGCTAACTTTGGTCAGAACGCTTTCACAGGCGTCGTGCCTTCTGGATTTACCCAAGGGTTCGGAACCGGCCTGCCGATTGCTGGCGGCGGCGTAACGTCCCGTGTGATGATCCTGGCATGACCACCGTCGCGCTCAGCGGCGGTGCCTGCACCGCGCGCAGCGTCATTGCGATGGAGCGCTGATATGCCTGCTCTGGACTTTCCCGCTTCGCCAAGCAACGGCCAGCCGTATTCTGGACCTGGCGGCGTCGTCTGGGTCTGGGACGGCGCCAAGTGGGTCAATGGCACGAGTGCCATGGCCTACGCGCCGCTCGCCTCTCCTGCATTCACCGGCAACCCGACCGCGCCGACACCTGCCGTCGGTGATGCCGATACCAGCATAGCGACAACCGCGTTCGTCGCCGCCGCTGTCGCGCCAGCGCTGAACAACGCCGGCCGCAACCTGCTGCACAATGCGCTGTTCAATGTGCAGCAGCGGGGAGCGGGTGCATTCAGCACATCCGCTGCTTTCACCGCCGATCGCTGGCAGATGGCATTTAGCGGCGGGACACTGAGCGTTGCACTGAATGCAGCGAATGACACAATCAGAGCGCAAATCGGCGATGAAGTTCCGACCAATATTTGCAGCGTGACGGTGGCGGGAACAGCAGGCGCTGGCGACTATGCTCTGCTCGCCCAGCATATTGAAAGCGTCTACCGGTTAGCCGGCAAGACCGTTGTCCTGTCGTTTTGGGCGGCCTGCGGATCGGGGACGCCTAAGCTTGGCGTGTCGATGGATCAGAGCTTTGGAACCGGCGGTTCGCCATCGGCAAACGTGAACGGCACCGGACAGTCGGTTACTCTGTCAACAGCGTATCAACGGTTCGCGCTGATATTTACTGTGCCAAGCGCGGCGGGCAAGACATTTGGCAGCACTGCCGGAACGGATTGGACATCGCTTCAATTCTGGTTTTCCAGCGGCGCCACGAACAATACGCGGGCTGGCGGGATTGGTGTGCAATCAGCGACGTTCGGCATATGGGGCATCCAGCTAGAGATCGGCAGCACCGCAACACCGCTGGAGAAGCTGGACCCGCGTATCGATCGGTCGAATTGCCAGCGGTTCTATCAAATAGGCACGGTCGCGTTGCAGGCATACAGTCCCGCCGGTGCGGGATTTGGCGGCTGGCAACCGTTTCCGACAACCATGCGAGGAACGCCGGCTGTCGCTTTCCAAAGTCCGTCATACACCAACGCATCCAACATCATCAGCAACGGCGCCTCCCTAAATGGGCTCTGGCCAATGGCTACGGCGACAGCGGCAGGAACAGCCCTGTTCTCGGCTAGCTTCACAGCCACAGCCGATCTTTAGGACACCATGGCAGAATACCAACTCATCGCGATCGAACAACTCGACAACGGGAGCACCATGCTATGTCGGTTCTCGCTGGCACCATCCGCGCCACGTCCACGGGCAATCCGCTGTGGGAAGCGTGCGACGGCAAGGTCTACTACGTGGCGATGCGGAAGGACCCGCAGACAGGTATTGTCGTGCTGCCACGCCCCGCTGTCGGCACCGGCGGCTATGGCGATCTGCGCGACTGGCCACGTCGCGTTGGACGCAAGTATGGCTGGACGGGGCTTGGGCCGATTGGGTTCCGGTTCCGGGTGCCAGTTCAAGCTGGCAACTTCGCCAAGTTGAATGACGACAGCACGGATACCTAAGCATGCCCGACACCTACACGCCTGTGCTGGCACTGACCAAGCCGGAAATTGGTGCCAGCCGCGACAGTTGGGGGAGCAAAACGAACGCCAACTGGGACACGCTTGACCAGTTCGTCTCCATGGCAATGCCGGTCGGCGCGATCCTCGACTATGCCGGGACGGCGGCACCGCCTGGCTGGCTCATCTGCGACGGGCGCCTGATCTCCCGCACGACCTATGCCAGATTGTTCGCGGCAATTGGTGTGGTGTGGGGCGCCGGAGACGGCTCCACCACATTCGCGCTGCCCAACACCACAGGCCGCAGCGGCATCGGGCCAGGCTCGCTCACCGATGCCAACAGCACTGTCACGACCTTCACCTTGGCCCAATCGGGTGGCGCGGTCAGCCGGCAGATCACCCAGGCGAACCTCCCGAACTATACGCTCACCACGGCGATGTCCGGGCTGCATGCGCATACGGTGACGGGCGGCAATCACGCGCATACCACCGACGCCCAGGGATCACACGCGCACGGCGCATCGGTCGCAGCTGTGGGCGACCACCAGCATGCCTACCAGACCAATGCACTGGGGCCGGTGGTGTATGGAGGGCCTAGCAATGTCTACTTCAATAATTTCGAGAACGCGGGCTGGAACACCTCCCCGGCTGGCGCGCACACGCACGGTATCAGCATCAATGCTGACGGGCTGCACGCGCACAACACGACGGCATCCGGTGTGCTGACGCTGACGTCTGATAGCGTCGGCAATCACAACCATACCGTGACGCTGGGCGGCGGCGGTGTTCTGCTGGTGACGATGCAGCCGTACATCGTCTGCACCAAGATCATCTACGCTGGCCTGGAGGCGGCGACACAATTAGCCGCGCAAGCCGCGGTAGTAACGATCGAGCACGAGCCGCTGACCGAATTGGATGAACTCCGCGAGGAAATTGCCCAGCTTCGAGCGCTGCTGATGCCGCCCGCCTCACGGCGCCTGCTGTCGTCGCCGATGCGCGGAACGCACTGATGCCGCGCGCAGCCCAGGCGCCTCCCCCTGGCATCGTGCGCAACGCCACGCCGGAGGCTAATGCTGGGAGATGGTGGGACTGCAATGGTGTCCGGTTTCGCCAGGGCATGGTGCAGCCGGTCGGCGGCAACGTGGCACAGCCTGGCAGCACGGTGCCCGACCCGATCCGCGACATCATCACGTGGCACGACGACGCCTACGTGCGCTGGGCCGCCTACGGCACCGACCAGAAGCTCTATGCGTACCGCTACGACCTGCAGACGCTTTACGACATCACGCCGGCCGGCGTCGGCGCGCTCGACCCGCCGGGAGCGCTGGTCGGGTATGGCCTGGCCGATTACGGCGAGAGCACCTACGGCACCCGGCGTGACCCCGCTGATATTGGCCCGCAGGACATCAGCGCGACGATGGGCGACCGCTGGTCCATGGACACGTTCGGCAAGCTGCTGCTCGTGGTGCCGACACAGGACGGCCGGCTGTTCTCGTGGGACCCGGCAACGCCCTCGACACCGGCGGTCGTGGTGCCTGAAGCGCCTGCCATGAACAAGGGTGTCGTCGTCACGGACCAGCGCAGCGTGGTGCTGCTGGGGGCGGGCGGTGACCCGCGCAACATCGCCTGGAGCGACCAGGAAGACATCCACATGTGGACCCCGGACGTCACCAACCTGGCGGGCTCGCAGCAGCTGCAGACGCAGGCCTATGTGCTGACGGCCATGCGGGTGCCCGACGGCACGCTGATCTGGACGACCAACGACTGCCACAAGATGCGCTACGTCGGCCCGCCCTACGCGTACGGCCTGACGCAGATCGCGTCGGGATGTGGGCCGATGAGCCCGCGGGCGCCGGTTGCGGTTGGCAGCTTCATCGCGTGGCCGGGCGTGCAGACGATGTGGGGGTATAATGGCAACGTGCAGCCCCTGCCCTGCGACGTGCAGGACTGGTTCTTCAGCCTAGTCAACAAGCAGATGCTCGGCCGGGTGTTCGGTTCGCCGAACCCGGCCTACTCGGAACTGTGGTGGGACTGGCCCGACGAGGGCGCGCTGGAGTGTAACCGCTACATCGCGCTGAATTACAGTGACCAGCCGCGCACCTGGATCATCGGCGTGCGCACGCGCACCGCGGCGGACATGTCGGGCACGATGGATTATCCGGTGCTTGGCGGGCCGGAGAGCGGCGGGCACAGCCTCTATCTGCACGAATACGGTATGACCGATAACGGTGTGCCGCGCGGGCCGAACGGCATGATCTACCTCGAGAGTGGCGCGGTGACGCTGGGCGAGGGCGATCAGCGCTATCACGTGACCCAGGTCGTGCTGGACTCGGCCTTTGCTGGCCCGCCTGACAGCGTGACGCAGAGCGGTGAGGTGGTGGGCTGGCGGTTTCTGTTCAAAGAGCAGCCGCACGATACGGTGGAGTATGACAGCGGGCTGTATACCGTACAGCATGACGGGTTGATGGATGTGCGGTTTTCGGCCCGCACGATGCGGTTTCGGCTCGAGGCATTGACGGATTACCAGTGGTCGATGGGCAAGCCGCGACTCGTTATCCGTCCGGGCGGCCGCCGATGACCGGCGAGGAGCGCAGGGCGCGGTTTCAGCGCGCACTCGATTATGGCGGCAACACGCATGAGATTGCCGACGTTGCCCGGATGGTGCGCGAGGGTCGTGCGCAGTGGTGGC